ATTAATAAACTAAACATCAAACAAGCAACAAAGAAAACAACAAGTAAAAAATCATCAATTGAAGACCAATTACACAAACTGATTTATAGTGCAATTGATAAAGCAATTAAAGATGATAAAGAGTTATCAAAGTATTATAATGACAATTTAACAATTGATACATATGTTCAAGACAAAGATAATGAAGTTAAACTTGTTGAAGTTAGAAATGCACAAGCAATAACAATACCAATTGATAATGTTGAATTGAAAAATGGTGAACAATCACATACAATTGATAAAGCTTTAAAAGTTGGAGAAATTCAAGTGTATTTCAAAGGTATTAAAAAACAAGTTGCTGAATTTGTACCAACACCAAAAAACAAATAGCAACAAACAACACGACAAAACAACGAAGCCCAATCAGTAGAAATATTGATTGGGTTTTTTGTTACATCAAGTTTTTATATTAACTGA